ATACGTTTTTACAGATTGATTTACATGAGCTTGCTAAGTCTTCACATTCGATAAGGCATTCAAAATAATCATCGATCAAATTTATATCAGCGTCATGTTCGCTTAAAGTTGTCATACTACTATCGATACGATTCCAACTGCCTAGTTGATTTTGTGAGACTATGTTGTGCATTTTGCACCTCCATTAAAATTGAACTTCATTATAAAACCATTTGGTTTCATCTTGTTCTCCAATTCTACTATTATGTATGCAAATAAGGACCGTATTTACCGATACATTTTAATAAAAAGAAATGCCTACGTGATTATACCTATGTCTTTTTCAACCATCTTGGTAGATAGAATATTAACCAAGCAAGTGTCCAGAAGGTTGTTAGTACCATTATGTGTAGAACTCTATGGGAGTTAACTATTAATCCACAAGTTACAAAGGATATCCATAACCAATCCAATGTACCATGTAGTCTCCACCACATTTTGTCACCTAATTTATTCATCACCTTATCTCTAAGTCTAGCAAAGAAAGGTGATACATGTCTCATCATAACAAACCCTTCATTGAAAAACATGAGGGTGAATCCAATCCAAAAAATCATGACTTAGTTTCTTCTATTGCTTCTTTAATAACAGTTTTTAATTGTCTTAATTTCTTTTTACCAAGACCTGCTCTTGTATCTATCTTAACCTTCAACCAATATACAAAGGCAAGTACTAGTATAAACTGAATACCTTCACCCCATGATAGGTTCCATGCTTCATTAAGATCTAATGAAGCTGCTGCTAATAAGTTCATTTTTATATTCCTTTCTTTATATAGACAAAAAAAGAGACCCTTGTGGGGTCTCTTTGGAAGTATGTATATCCCGTGGATTACATGAGGTTTGCAACTTTAACTCTTCTGTAGTAAGCGTTAGCGTTGAGGTTACCAGCTGCCTGTGGATCTGAATCAGATAGAGCAGCAAGTCCCTTAGCAAATGGGTTAAGAACCATTCCGTAACGAGTCTTAAACCCGATACGTGGTTGGAATGAATCCTGACCAATCGCTCTGTACATCTGGAGAGGTACATAAGGACAGTAGAATAATCCAGCATCGTATGCATTGGATCCTTTATAACCTACAACGTAGTACTGATCAGAACTTACGTTTGCAGAATATGGGTCGATGTAGACCTTGTAACGTCCGTTGAGTGTTCCAACGAATGTGTTTCCAGTGTCATCAACTTCTCCAAGTCCACCAACTGCTTTGTTGATGCCTGAATCGTAGTCAAGAGTTCCACTCATAGCAAGAGCAGATGCAACGTCAGCGGATGTTACGATGATGTTGCCCTTCCCGCGACGAGTTTCCTGCGCGATTGCGTTAGCGTCTCTTTCGATCTGGAATAGAAGACCTTTGAATTTCTCAACAGACCATCTACCATTACTGTCAACGTCAAGGTCGAATACACCTTGGTTTGCTACGTTTGCCTGAGCACCTGGCTTAGCACCACGGTAAACAGTACGTACAACTTCACGGTTGATTTCAGCAAGGATCTCTGTTGAAAGAATGTTTGCTAGTTCAGACTCGGCATCTAATCCGTGGATTGCTTTCAAGTCTTGTGCTAGTTCAACTGAGTAGTCAGCTCTTAGCGCACGACCTTTTGCTTCTACAGCAATACGGTCTATGCTAAATGCCATCTCCATGAAGGCATTACCAGCTGTACCATCGCCTAGTCCTTCAAGATCGCCTGTACCGAACTTACTAGAAGCAAGGTCGTAGTTAGTAGCAGTTGTACCGCCACCAGTTGCGTCGTTGATAAGACCTGGGTTTGTCTCAGTGGTAGCTGTTGGAGGTGTGCCTCCCTTAGTACCAGAGAACTGTGCATCAGGCTCATTGAAGAATGCTTCTCCACCAGCTTGGTTGGTGTAGCGAGAACGCATTGCGAAAATAAGTCCTGTTGGACCTGACATAGGCTGAACCCCTGCGATGTCATAAGCAATTAGCTTAGGCATAGCACGACGGATCAAGCTGATGAGTATAGGGTCGAAACCATATACAGCACCAGAACCTGTTGTCTGAGTGTTGATTGGACCAACGTTTGTTGGTGCTTCTGTAAGAACGGCACGTTCTTCTTGTAGTGCCTTCTCTTGGTTCTCCAAAAGAATTGCGGTTACCGACTTACGATAGTTGTCCTTGATTTCAGGAAGACCATCATGGTTAAGTACTGGTGCCCACTTCTCTTGGAGTTGTTCTGCATTAAACATGCTAGATACTCCGAATTTGTGTTTTGGGTTTACAGTTTTTTAAAGTCTCTTAGCTAACTCAGCGACATAATTTGTCATTGATTCAGTAAGTTCCTTTTCAACAGTTGCTTTTGGCTCTTCAGAAGAGATTTCTTCTGCTACTTCAGGTGTCTTAGCACCAAAGTAACTCTCTTTGATTTGGCCAAGCTTTTCACGATACGTCTCTTCAGATTTGAATTCGACTGCTTCAGCTAGAGAGGAAAACTTATCCTTTTGAACTTCTGCAAGTCCTCTGGATAATTCATTCAAGATCTCATTCTTACGATAGTTCCCTACCTGTTCATGCAGTCCAACGTTCTTTTCAACTTGTTCGTTGAGACGGGTCTCCATTTCATCTAGTTTCTCGCTCATCTCAGCAACGGCATCAAGCTTCTCATCTGGAAGATTGATGTTGCTTTCAACGAACAATTTCTTTAATCCACCCATGAATGCTTCGGTGACTTCAGAACGAAGACCATGCTCTACAGCAAGTTCATTCTCTGTCATCCACTCTTCACAAGCATATGAGAGGAAATTTTCTACGCGACCAGTGAACTCTTCTTTGATTTTTTCGAGTTCTTCACCGATCCTGCTCTCTGCAGTTTCCTTAAGTCCAACGACTTGCTCTTGTACCTTTGCATGTACAGCAGCTTCAAATACAGTCGTTGCTTTCTTTTGGAATTCTTCGTCAAGGTCGGCACCTGCAAGTACAGCAGCGATGTCCTCTTTGACTTCTGTTTCGGAGATTGTATCTCCTTCCTTCTCCACATCATCAAAGATCTTAGCAGCAAGTCCACCTGGAAGACTAGGTGAAGCACCACTTGGCTTTGTTTGAATAGTAGAATCTTTTGTAGCACCTACAGGAGCAGCGGCTTTTGCGCCTACGTTATCTGGTCCTTCGGGCTTCTCTTTAGTGCTTCCACCGACTTCGACAGCACTATTTTTTAGGTCGGATTTCTGTTGAGGTACTGCGCCTTTCTTGATGGCTGCATCGCCGACTGCGGCATCTTCCTCGATTGTTTTCTCAGGAGCCGCTTTTTCTGCGATCACCTTTTGAAATTTTTCATCAATAGTAGACATTTAAGTAACTCCTTACTGGATAAAATTAAACGGGGTAATTTCTATAATTTATTTATAAGTCACAAACTTCTGAGAAATAGATCCCATGCGCGGATCTTTCTTTCAGATAGTTCCTCAAGTGAGGGTGCGTTGTCAAGTGAATTCTTGACTGCCTCGATTTGTGCTTCTCTGATGCTGCCATCAACCAAAGCCCATTCCTTCCCTTCATATATGCCCTGAACGAAAGCATCAGGTGCAGAAGGATCAGCAACTATATCTGCTGCTGTAGAAAGAATAAAGTCATCAGCGACAACAGATGTAGTTCCCTCTTTTTTAAGAGAGCCTAGTCCTCTGGAAGACACGCCGAGTTGTACCCCTTCCTCAAGCAAGTTCTTTGCGATCTTACCCATAGGGGTTTCTAGTAGTTTCGCCTTACCCACAAAGTTTTTACCTTCTGGTGTTAACTCAACTATCTTATGTGAAACACGATCCAAGTTTATAGTTGGACCTTCAGGATGGCCAAGTTCTCCGAGTGCTCTTCCGCGTTGGACGAACTCCTCATTGTACTTATTGACCTCACGAGCCATAGTTTCATAACGGTACATACGACCATTACGATTGGTGATCTCTGTCTGTAGAAAGATTCCCTTAATGAAAGTTTCTTTACCACCTTTGGAATTTTCCTCGGTGAGAACTTCAACAGGTTCAATCTGCTCAGTTATCAGTTTCATCATCGTTTTCCTTAGTTTCGTTTTCATCTGGATTACGGTTAATCACATCTGCCAGTTCGTCAGGTGAGGCTTCACCTTGTGGTGGTAGACCTGTTTCTCTAGAATTCACATTACCCTCATCGGGAACGTGCGGAAACATACGATTAGCGACATCTAGTTTACTAGCGTCCACTGCAGCTGCAGCTTTCACTTGCAACATATCTTTGAGCTTGTCCAGTGCATCTGCATCCTGTCCACCGTCCCAAAGTAAATCAACGATTTCTCGTTCTTGTGTAGCCATAATGTAACGTTGTCTGTAATTTATTTATTACCGTTAGCCTTTTGAGGCGCGGGTTTCTGCTTTGCTTGTTGAATTTGAGCCTTCTTCAACTCCTGATCAAGCTCCTGATTATCCTGATCTACTTCTAATTGTTGAGTGTCTGCTGCTACTAATTGGAGAGGATCCATTGCCCTACCCGTTTTAATATCATCAGCCATTTCTGCATCTATTTCTTCCATCTCAGTCTCAGTTTGACCAAGAATCTTAGTGCGGATATATTCAACAGAGAAGTACTTACCTATGAATGGATCCATTTGGGTAATGACATTTACCTTCTCGGTCATCATCTCAAGGTTCTTAAGTTCCGTGAAATGATTATCGTAAAGATAGTCATACTGGATGTGCTCTTTCATATCTTCCCAATCTTCAGGAGTGATAACACCCTTAAGAATGAGTTGAGTTTTTAATGTATCTTGGAAGATATCACTAAACTTCTTGCGGAGTTTTCCTACAAACTTAGTGAACTTCAGTTCATCTCTAGTGATTTCTGAAGATCTACCTAGGTTAAATGAAGTAGCAGAATCAAGTCTACCAGAAGGAACATTTAACGCTTTGTAAAGTTTTGTTTGGAAATATTGCACGTCTGTAAGCTCTCCAAGGTTTTGACCCCCTGGAAGTGTGGTAATTTCAGTTCCTCTACCACCTTCACGGCGAGGTAACCAGAAATCTTCCATCATAGACATGTATTTACGATCATCTCTGATCTCACCAGTGGCAGCATCGTATACTAATTTGTTACGATACCTACCCATAACTTCACGTAAGTATTGTTCTGCCTTAACTTTAGGTAAGTTACCTACGTCAATGTAGAAGATCCTACGTTCAGGTGCACGAGAGATTCTATAAATTACTAGACTATCCTCAATCATTCTAAGTTGATTGAGTACTTTAATACCTTTATGCAAATAAGATAATACAATATTTCTATTGGTATCCATGATACCAGAAGTAATATAGGTTATTGCATCCTTTGCAATTTTGATTCCGCTATTAGCAGATGTATTGTTTAAACCTTTAGGGTTGTATATAAAATACTCTTCGGAAGTACCGAAGTCATACTTCATAAATTCATCTGCAGTTTTGGGCTTATTAATCTGCCTTACTTTTTTGATCTTAGAAGGATCAATATAACGAACTTCAAGAATACCATCTTGAGGTGCATCTAAATTAATTACTTTATGATAATATAAACGCCCATCGATATACCATCTACGGAACATCTCGTGGGCTTTAGTATCAAATGCAAATAAGTTTTTAATGTAATCAAACTCAGTACGTATCATCCCTTTAACACTTTCGCTAACTTCGAGGTTATCTAAGTTAACTTGGATGGGACTATCGTTTTTGTCAGCAACAATAGCTTCATGAATAATATCTTCAATAGCTGAATCCACTTCTGGATGCATCGCCATCTCACGATACTTCTTCACCATATCGTACTCGGTCTTGAAGTTACCATCTAGGTCAAGATACTGACCATAGTAACCACCCGCAATATAACTGGTTGCGCCGTCCTCGCTTGAAGGTGCTATCGGAGAAGGAGCTCTATCCTTCTCCGTTGCTTTCTTCTTAAACGAGAAACCGAATAACTCTGCCATAATATTTTTGGTTTCTGCTTACCTACTATTTATGAGGTCAAAAATCATGCGGATACACGATTAATGGTTTCCCCATCCTTAGTGGTGTGGTATTGATATGCAAACTCAACATCAAATTCTTCATAAGAATCATTGTTGTCGTAAGCAACTGATATCTGTGAAACACTTACAGGGAATGCCTGTATCAAATCATAGGAACGAATTACCTTTAATTTGTCATTTCCAAACTTATCATATTGAGAAACAGTGATATCTTTAAATATCGATGAGACATCTGCTTCTGCGATGTTAGCATCAACACCATTGGTTATTTGAATCCACTTCTCGTATGCAGAACGCATCTTAAATGCGTCATCATTATAGAATGTGCCAGTCCATGTTTCATAAGTTCTGTCTCCAGGAACTTTAATAACACGACCACGAAAAGGAAGTTCAACGGTACCCACATTGGTTGCTGGTAATGCAGCAGACTTACATAAGTAAGCTACTCCATCTTCACCAGCCTTTAGTGTTGGCGCAGTCACAGTGTCTGGCCATTGATGTGTAACCTGGAAGAGGTTAGGTCTAACTGCACCTCTTATTGCTTTCTGGAACGTTAGGATCCCTAATGGTTTAGCCATTTTCTTAGTGTGCTCCTTTAATTAATTAGCGTTTGGGGACGACTTCTTCAAAGCTAACACCAGTACGTGTTGCAATGAATGTCAGTGTGATGAAGTTGATCGAGCGTGCTGGCTTGATATAGAAATCAGCCTTGAACTCGTTACTATCAATGACTGCACCAGTGTTATTGGTTTCGTCGCAAACTACCAAGAAATCAGTGATACCTCTTTCGGCTTGAATGCCTCTAAGATATGGTTCAACAACATTCTTGAAGTTGTTACGAGTGAATTCGTCATTAAGTTCAAAAAGAACCCCCTTCGCAGCGTTACCGATTGTCTTCTCAATCACGTTGAAGAGACGGCGAACGTTAATGCGATCAAAAGCAGATGGTGAAGCGAGAGCAGTTTTGTCTCCGAACAGGATGATACCCTGACCAGGAAGAGAAGTAACTGGGTTAATTCTATTCTGATAGAGTTTATCTCTCTCTGTTCTTGTTGGTGAGAATGCAAGTTTAACAGCATTCTTGATTGCACCACGATTCAAACCAGCAGGTGAGAACCAAGGTAAACCATTAGCAGTAGTAGCGGCACATAATCCTGCAACATCTCCGTTGGCAGGTACGTAACGATACTTGTCTGCAAATCTGTCGTAGACATACTTCCAAGTATTATCAAACACACCGAATGATGTTGCTTGAAGTGTATCGTAGAAGTCAACTACGTTTTGTGTTTGTGTTGCAGAGCTTGTTACTCCAACAACATCTCCTCTATATGGTGAGAGGAATGCGATACAATCTTTACGAGCAGAAGAGATTGTTAATGCAGCAGCTGCAACAGCCTTAGAATTAGTCTTTGCAGATGCACCACTTCCAGTATCTCCTGGACCTGCCAGTAGATAATCGATCATGATTGTTTCAGGATCAGCAAACTCTTGCATTGCTGAAATGATTTCTCCAGATGTCGCACCACCTGATTCAGCACCTTTGGCCAAGGTGTAAGATCTACCACCGATTAAGTCAAATGCGGTTGTGCTATCGTTACCAGCGTTGTTAGTACCAGCGAGGTTACCAGTAGCAGATTGGTTAGCACTTACATCGTATAGATCAGTAGCTTCATGAGATCCCCAGTATACCCAGTTTGATTTGTCTAGGAAAACTTGAGGATAGTAGTTACCAGATCCTTCAGCAGTCTTACCATTATTTGCCTTAGACAAATATGTAAACTTCTCAAGAACTGTATTTGGAACTCCGCTGATATCGCCTGTTCCGTCATATACTACAACATGAATTTCATCCTTCGATCCACCACGAGCAGATACGAAAGGAGAAGTTCCAGGACGAGGACCAATTGAACTCCAATTAAGACCAGCAAAAACTGTTTGCTCATCATACCATGAGACAGTTGCAGTGACGTTGAGGTCGGTAACACCGTTCTCAATGAGGTCAGTTGCGACCCATGTATCAGAAGTAATTAAGGATACTTTATTAGTAGCACCATCCCAAGCAAAGATGTACCCAGATTTAGCACCGTTGGGGCTAGCAGAGGCGGTCTGAACTTGGGTACCTACTGTTGTTGTTCCTAATGCACCGTCAAGGGTTAAAGTTATATCAGCACCAGCATCTATAGTTGCTACTCTTAGAGCATTCTGATCTGTACCGATATTTCTTGATGCCCACTTGAATGCATTATTACCTGCATCGAAGTAAGTTGCCTCGTATACATCTTTCGTTGGAATAGAAAGGATGTATGGTGAGGTTGTACCGTCGTCTGAAGCACTTAGTTGTCCTGAAGTAGATGCTCTTACTACATCCAATACTCCACCGTATGATAGGAAACTTGCAGCAGTCCACCAAGTCTCTGCATTTGCATCAGTGGGTTCACCGAAGGTTTCAATTAATTGAGCTTCTGTTGATATGCGTATTGGTGTCAATACTGGTCCTTTTGTGAAGGCACCAGCAATAGCTCCTACGTTTACGTCAACCGTCTCAATCGATCCAATGGTAAGATCTCTTTCTTGGATCTCTACCCCTGGCGATAGAAGCGTGCTAGCCATGCGTTTAACTCCTGATGATAAATCAATTTTTGTCTAATATTATTTAGAAAAAAGTGAACTTAGCGATAGTCCCACATAAAGTTTCTATCTCCATACTCATCCAATTTCCAATTTTCTGGATTAGAATCATTCATATCTATAGTCCATATATTCCCTTGGTCATCCACAACAGTATCATCTTCCAACCCATCATCAATAAAACCAAAGGGAGACATGTCCTGTTCTATCTGATTCTTTTGTTCTTCATATATCTTTTTACGGATATCTTGATCCGTCATCTCCTTAAAGTAATCTTGTTGCACTAACCATGCAAAGATAACTAAACACATTACAAGATCATCATTATACCCTTCGTCTGCTTCAAACGATTGCTTATTTTGTATGAAGGTAGTTAGCTCAGCAACAATGTTATAATCCTTAACAAGTAGCTTGTCATCTTCTACAAGATGCTTCAGGTTAGAGCAACCTTGTGCCTTAACAGTCTTGGACATCTTGACACCCATCTGTGTCTTATTACCTGAGAACCCTTGACCTACTACCTGACCTGCACGTCCTCTCATAGCACACATGAGTACATTCTCATACTCAATATCATAGAATAAACTAGAAGCAACTGCTTCTCCAATATCATTAACTTCTATAAGGATGTGTGCATTATTATAATTGGTACCCACGTTGTATATAACGTTGGGGAAGAGCATAGGTCTTACTTCATTACTTCTATATTTTGCTACCAATGACCATGGTGCTTTAGTTATATCAATAACTACAAAGGCAGAATAATCCTGTGATAAACCACGAGATACGTCAACACATATGATATAGTCATGATCGCTAATAGGATCTTCATAAACATCTAGTCCAGCATTCTTTACGATAGGATCGTCGTAAACCAATGTTCTCAGTTTAGCAGCCGATATTAATGTGTCAACAGATCCTAAGAACTCACACTCAAACTCTTGAGTGAACTGTCTTTCAGATGTGTTAGCAATAGTAGTCTCTTTCCATTTGGCATCTCTGCCAGGTACTTTACTCCAATGTACCTCAGTCCATGCATATCCATTCCTACCTTTCTGTGCGTCAACCCATAGTTTATAGAAATGATTCATACCATATGGAGTTGATATGATAATTACTTTCGTTTTTGTACCAGAAGTAATAGTAGGGTAAACAGAACTAAAGAATGCTTCTGCGATATGATTTGGGATAAAGGCGAACTCGTCGAGGAAAATGATATTGAACGACATGCCTCGGACAGCACTTGCAGATGTAGAAGCTGCCAATATCTTTGATCCATTTTCTAACTCCATGCTACCTTTGTTGTACACAATAATACCCTGCTGTAGCCATAAAGGTAATTGTTCATATGCTAATTGCAATCTTCCAAGCAAATCCCTAGCAGTGGATAATTTGTTTGCAAGAATACCTATATTAACATTATCATTAAACAGCGCATAATGCAAAAGGTAAGACACACATGTAGTGGACTTACCAGTCTGACGAGGTAACTTTGCTATATTGAATCTATTATTATGAAACTTCTCAATCAGCTCTTCCTGAAAATCCCACATCTCAAAAGGAACTATACCTTCATCAAGAGATATGATCTTGATATAGTTCCTAGTGAAATAGATAGGATCATCCTTACACTTAAGATACTCCTCAATTTGTTCTTGAGTAAATTGTATCTCAGTACCAACCTTTTTAAGATTGGGATTGCCTAAGTAAAAATCTGATTTTTCTGTCATACTAATGTGTCGCTAACCACTCCTCAGCTTCTGATTTGGTATCAAAGATATGAAGGTGACGATTCAATTGTAGAGTATACTTATGATCAACTTGATCATACCCAATGATACCTTCGTAGTCGATCCAATCAGGATCAAGACGATCTTCTGGAACTGTTGTCATGGCTCTGGACCTCCGATTTCTTGAGCTCATATTCTAGCATAGATCTAAGCAATTTAGCTCTAGTAGAATCCCCGAATGCTTCGAGGACTTGTAGTTCAGATTGTAATTCGGTAATTCGCTTATCCATTATATAAGGTCCGTATGTTATTTTTTCTTGTTGTGTTGCGCCCACGCAAATGCGTATGCTTTGTCTTTTCCGACTTTTTTCTTCAAAGATTTAACTTGCTTCTCTCTTCCAGGAGGTGCTTCCTCTCCGAATGGTGTAGCAACAACAGGTGGTAATGACTTCTTATCTATTGAAGCCTCCCAATGTCCGTCAGAAGGATTTGGTTTTAAAGGTTTCTTGGATTGAGTTTTCTTCTTCCAATCTTTTGACTTTTTCTTTATAATGGATCCTAAAGATTCATTAGTCATGAATACAGTGCCTTCTGTTGCATCTGATTCATGATACTTGATAACCCTACTACCAGGATATACACTATCCGCTATCTTCTGTGCTTGAGGTCTCATAAGTTTTGACAACTTACTTCTAAACACAGTGATATCATATTCCCTACCACGCCATACGCATGTGAGAACATAGTATCTACCATACATTGTAGGAATGCGTGATGCCATTATGCAGATACAGCGTTGCAGTCTTTATCATGACGCTGATACGCAGCAGGAGTCCTAGTAGTGTTATTAGTATTCCTTGCCTGATATGTACCAGGTGTCCTAGTGGTATTGTCAGTATTACGAGCTTGATAATCTGCGTTCCAATTCTTGAAGGTCTTGGTAGACCATCCTTCATTACCACTGAACCAATTGACAGTTGTACTGCCTGGTTGTGGACTTACGGGATCACAGTTTTCGTCGTTTCTTTGGTATGCCATGTGACTATTTATCGTTTTCCTTAGATACCTTTTTAAGCATCTTTTGGAGGTCAGCAGTACTACCAACAAACAATGAGTTGTTAGTTACTACCTTCTTAGCACTCTCTTCTTTGACAGCTTTTTTGTCCTTCTGTAGTGCCATTAATTTGTCGGCTACATCTCCGACGTGCTTGATGAGTTGTCCAGCAACTTCATATGCTCTAGGGTGATCAGAAGACATAGCCAAATCAAGAGCACCGTTGACAGCCTCTTGTCCCTTATCCACCAATAGGTAAAGGTTTCCTCGTGCATACTCATAATCATCTTGTACTTGATCTTGTCCATCAACTTTTTTAAGTTGATCTTTTCTTTTAGTACCACCACCTTCAGGTGTTGTACTAACTTCAGTTGCTACTGTTTCTACAGTCTCAAATGCTTGGTCTAAACCAGTCGTGTCATCATTCATAATATGCTATAGTTTCTCCAAATCCAAAGTCATCATCACTCGTTAATAGTGCATCATCAGCAGCATCAACTAGATCTACCTTAGTACCAGCAGCTGCGGCAGCAGCAGTGGTTCCATTCTGTGCTCTACGTACAGATAGTTTGTTTGGTGAAGTTTTACTCTTGACATAGAATACTTCATTACCAATCTCAA